TAGTCGCAAGCTCTAAACTTAGGCCACGAGTCTGGAATATCGTAAGGCTCAGTAACGTGTATTCTTCGATTAAACTCAGGAAATGCAGCTCCTTCATTGACGTCCCAGTTACCTTCAAGTAGTTGCTTACGTTGATGCTCAGGTAATGACAGAAGCATGGCTTCATAGTCGCCTGTATCAGCTAGGTAAGGGTTATCAAACAAACTAGCAGGGATAAACCTGCGCTTAAACAGAGGCTCACCCGCACGGCTATGCCCTTTAGGGAACGTAATAGTGTCACCTGTTTCAATGTTCGTAGCCCAGAACGCTTCATTAGAAGGTGCAGGATCAATGAACATCTTCTTAACCCAACCATGCCCAGCGCCGCCGGGGTTAGTTGTACCACGCATATACAAACCTAAGTCTGTACTGTGAGCGCTACGTAGTCGAGAACGCATGTAGTCCCACGCATAAGGTGTAGGCCACTGTGTCAGTTCGTCAAAGCCAAACCAGTTAAACGCCTGTCCTTGGTAGCGTGTAACATCCAAGTCTTTGTCGAGGTACGACATCCAGAGCCTTCCGCCTTGTGGAGTAGTCCACTGTGACTTACGCTCTGACCATTTAATGCCGGGTACAGCTTTAGGGTAAAGCTCTTGGCTCTTCTGGATAAGTTCACGTAGCTCTTCTGTAGTATGTCGTACTAGCAACCCACTAAAGTTAGCATTACCTAAACCGTGTAGCGGGTCAGCAAGCATGGCATAAGATTTACCACCACCTGCTGCCCCGCCGTACAATACTTCCCTTTCAGAGGCGCTTAGGAAGTTTGTCTGTGGCCCCGGATTGGGCTTAAACACGATGTCTTGAGCTGCTTCTACATCAAGGTCTGGTGCTTTAACTTGAGCATACACTGGCTCTACTACAGGTTCAACCGTCTGAGGAGTCGATGATTCTGTAGGCTCCGATGTTTTCTTCTTCGAGCTTTTTGATTTCCGTAAGCGTTTCTTCGAGCCGCTGGGCAAGCTTGCGTTTAATTCTAGCTGTTGTCTTACGTTTTTGCTCAATGTCTACCCTCTTCTTTAAACCCATGTGTGAGATGTAACGCCCTGTCTGCTTAGTTAGCCAGATAGCAACTTCTCTGTAACCATACTGCTTTAAGTGACGCTTTGCAAGCTCTAATGCCTCTAACTCAGTAGGGATAGGTTCTAGTAGTTTATTATTATCAGGGTGTATTCTATAACCGTATGGCACTTGTCTAGTTGTACGAACTATAATGTGCCACTGTTTCTCTTCACCTCTATGGGGTTTAGGCAGTTGCCAGTACCCTAAAGATTGTCGCTTCATTGTTACTCGTTCTTGCCTTCCTTGGATGGTAGAAAGAAGACGCCGCCACTAGAAGACGATACATCTACTTTTTCTACTTTACCAAGTCCTGCACGATCAAGCAAGTCTTTTGCTGCTGCCATCTTCTCTTTAATGCCTAGCTCAGTAGGATCATTCAATGCACCAACCAGAGCCATTACAGCTCTAGGTGCTGAACGTGCGAAGTGTGTACGTGTGGCATCAGCAATCTCATCCTTGAGAGCCTCTACAATAAGACGTGTAGGTGTATTGTCACTGTAGCCAGCCATCTTCTTAGCAAGAACAACATCACCAGCCGCCTCGTCAAAGAGTACTTCCAAGAACTTCTGTTGATTCTCTGTTAGTTGTCGTGCCATGTTGTTTTCCTTAGTTACTGTTACTTCTTAAGCTTACCATTTATTTTGTTGCTTTCCAAGGAAATAAATCCCCACGCCAAGAATACCAATTCCTGATAGAACAACCAGTAAACCAAGAGACCACTCCACAATAGTCTGCTTAATCTCAGCCTTGCGATACATAGTTTTCTGACGGTCTTTACGTACCTGCGCTTCAATACTGAGAAGCTCTTCCCAAGCACTTTGCCCATAAGCAAACTGAATATATTGTTTAATCTCGGCACGTAGAGCCTCCGCTTGTTTCTTCTTAGCGAAGATGTCCATTGCAGTAGGACCACTACCACTTAATAGTACCGCATACCAAGGTGGGTTCTCTGACTGCTTATGTGCAAAGCTTAAGTCAGAGACAGCACCAGCAAACTTAGCTAAGTCATTAGAGATACCTCCAATGTCCTTGCCTAACTGAATACCCTTCTTAATAGCGGATACAGCTGTCTGTGCTGCAGCAAAAGCTGTGAAGGGATCAATCATTTGAACTTAACCTCTATTGGGCATACATAGTTATAACTTACTCTGTACACTCTGTCGTACCATCCACCATTCTTAGGTAATCCGCAGTCGTAGTAACAATACTGAAACAACCTGTTACCACTTTCAGTCCATGCGTGGTTGAAAGAGATAAAGGCTAGTACACAAAGCAAAACTACTCAACCATAAGTTCTGTATGGTCACGGTTTATGTACTTTAGCTCACTCTCTATAACAGCTACACGCTGCTGTAGTTCAGTGATCCTAGAGATAGTACGAGTTAAAGCATCTAACTCATCCCATAACTCTTCTATATCACCCCAAACGTAGTCTATCTCCATAGAATTATCTAATACGTCACGCTTAAGATTGACGTTATCTTCGATAGCCATACGTGAGCCAAGCTGGCTTACTGTTTCTTCTAGGCTTGCTATTGTGGAAGCTTGTTGAGACACCCACCACACACCACCAGCAAGCTGTACAGCCATAGCAGCTACAAGTGCTAAGGGTATCTTAACGTTTTCCATAATAGCTCTCCTAACTATTTGAAACTTCCTGCTACGACATTGCGTATATCTCCACGAGCAATGCCAATATCACGTAATTCTTTGTCTGACATGTTGGTTAGAATCCAGTAGTCAGCACGGGCTTGTTGTGCTTTCTGTAAGCTTGCGAGAAAGTCTGTGAATGTTTTAACGATTAGTGCGTACATTGTATGTTCCTATGTGTTAAGTCTAGCTTCATTGCTAGGACACACATAGTTATACGCATAATACAGATATTTACCTCACCTAAGTTTGCATACCCGTTACCCTACAGGGACAAACGTTTCAGTGACAGTACACATAAAGTCTAGCTCTGGTGCAGCTTGGCTGGTAGCTACACAACGTATCTGGTCTCCCGGTTCCAGAACCAGAGTAGCACCAGTAAGAAGAATAGACTCACCAGATATTAAGTTCTTACCACCAATAAGAGTAAACTCGGCTGCGTCACTCGCCCTGTACCACCTAGCTGTAGCAGATGTATTACCGTTAGCATTAACAGCAAAGAGCATAGACACTTCACCACGACAGTTAGCTGGGCAAGTGTACAGAAGTTCTACTTGATCCTCTGTGTCACAGATTACACCCTTACTAACAATTCGTGCTGGTTTGCCGGGGGATACAAGTGTCATTACTTCTTCTTAGCTTTCTTGGATGTCTTAACTACCCATGCTTCATTTACATCAGGAGTGCTGGGGTCATCAGCAATGAAATGTCCATTCTCATCCCTAGCTCGTACCACTTCCAAAGTATCCTCAACTACGACATCCTTCTTTGCTTTGGGCGCTGGGCGTTTAACAGGTTTAGTAGCAGCAATGTCAGCTTCATGACAGATAGCATTGACGTTAGGGTCTTTGCTCTGCACGTTACCGTAGTTGTCTTCACCAGCAGATTGATTACCCATGGAGTCCCACACGTAACCATGCTCATCTACACGGTAGCCTTTAGCTTCCAGTGCTTCTTTATATTTATGGTAGTATTTCATTACTTCTTACCCTTAGCTTTC